AATTGACTTATATTGGGTTATACAAGATGCAACAAAACTAAGACAAGGAGAAAACTAAACAATGAGACAAGGTATATTTAACTATAAAGATGGAACGAAAAAAGAGTATATTTTATTCGCTTCACAAAACAACCACATAGGGACAAATGGCACATTTAATCAAGGTGACATTGTGATTGAATACGATAAATTGGTTGAAGTCCTGGGAGAACCACTCGAAGGACATGACCTAAAAACCCAATGCGAGTGGGTTATAGAGTTCAATCCAAAAAATTCGCCACGCCAAATTGCTACCATTTATGACTGGAAACTAGGGAAACAATACCTGGGAGATGAGGGAACTGATAAGGAGAATATCAAGTATTGGCATGTAGGAGGACATGACAAAATAGTTGTTGATTATCTCGAGTTTTTATTCATGCCCCTGAACAAAAAATAAAGGCGAACCCAAACCTATTGAGCCCTTATATTACAAAGCTTATATAAAGAAGTATAGATAATATAAGGGTTTCCTTTATTCATGTTTTTACACACTCACACAGTTTAAAGACTATCTCTATGGCACACCCTCACAGTGCCTGAGAATTTGATTTTTTTTCTATTCCCCCCCGAAATGTCTTGACAATCCAGGGGGCTCGGTGGTTCCCACCCACCCTACCCAAACAAATACATTATTTTTACCAATCCCCCAGGGATCTATTTTATTTTTTTTCGTACCCCCCCAAAAATCCTTGACTTCTACAGCCCAGGGTATAGCCCACCCAACCCACCCTTGATAATCTTGATTAATTTGATATTATTAATACATGGCAAGTGCCATAACAAACTAAACAACAAAGAGGTATAATATGAAACCTATAAGAAAAGATGAAACTCAACACCATGAGTGCAAGGTTAATAGCCTATTCAGGACTAAGCGTGAACAACTAGACCTAGCATATAGTGTTCACTTGAACGAGGCTGTCGACCAAAAACTTCCAGAACTTATGCAAGGGCTGGGCGTAGCTGACTTAATGAGCGAGGTTGAAGGGCTTTATAAAGAGCACAAACAACTAATACATGGTCATGAGTTGGCTGTTAGAAACTCCGAGGAACACCTTAGGGAAGTTACACAACAGCTAGAAGACAAAATCAATACATATGATTTTGGAATCAATAACACAGACAGCATAGACCTAGGCAATAAAAGAAACGGCGAGGGAATTTTTAATCCTGAGACTTTCAAAGTTGAAACCCATGTTAGAGAGATAGCGGAAATGCTACAGCGTAAGTTTGACACAGACACAGGCAACGCACTAGCTACGAATCTCGATAATTTAGAGGTACTGCGTGGAATGGCTGTAGATTGTCTTTACAGAGGGGACAGTTTGGCTGATAGCTTGAACAATATACAAGAAGTATATTTAAGGGCTGGGATAAAATCAGTTCAAAACCCTGAAGATGTTCCTCCAATGCTTGAGTATAACGCCAATGATTCTGCTTAACTCAAGCAACTAATAACTATATTTTTTTATAGTTCCCCCCTTGCATTATGAGTGCTGGGGGGTTTTGCCTGGCACCCACCCACCCACCCTAAAACAATTATCTTTTTTTTCCAATCCCCCCAGGATATTCCAGGACAGCACCGCTGGGCGCCACCCACCCACCCGCCCTTTCTTTTTTTTATTACCCCCCCCCTAACTGCATACGATCACACACAGGGGCAAACACCAATATTGATTAAATTGACATACTTGATTAATTTGATACTATGAATGTATGTCAAGTGGCATAGTTAAACTAAACAATGGAGATATTATGAAATACTTAGTAATAGAAAGAATCAAATACACACACACAAGTGATTCATTCTACAATCATTATGTTGATGGGTTTGATAGCTTAGAGTTAGCTAATGAGTATGCTGAGTTACAAGCGAAACTAAAAAGACGAGATGACACTACTTATACAGTAGTTCCATTTGGTGAAACACAATAAACTAAACAGGGGGCTTAAATGCCCCCAGGACTAAAACAATGAAAAAGCAAAAAAGCAAAAAATCAAAAGAACTAATAGAGAGCGAGACAATAATTGCTGACTGTGGCGATGAAGGACTTATAAATCGTAACAGACAGGCACAGCAAGACCAATTGCTAGGGGTATCTGTAGAGTATGACCAAGACTTAGTAGATACTGCTATCAACATGGACAGAAGACAACTGCCTGACTTCCTCAATATCAAGGTTGGTTGGAATGTTCTAATCGGTGATAAAGAGGGCAATACAAGAGTAAAGACCTTACCACCTATGACCTATGATGAGATGAAAGCTAAAATCAAGAAAGAGTATGCAGGTTGTCACATCATAGACTGTAGAGACCTTAGATAAAATAATATCTCTAGCTAGAGCATGGACGCTCTACGCTAGGGGTACGCCCCCCTTTAGAAACAATGCGAGAAGAGAGTAGTAGTCTCCATACAGCGGAGGGAAAAATAACATTTGGGACCTAACACAAGATGTTGGGAAAAATTTTAAAAAAAACACAAAATATTGTACTTTCTTAAAAAAAATGTGCATAATCAGAACTGGATAACTGTCTCTAAAATCTAATGAATGAAGAAGATCAAGCACACTTAGTTATCGAAGCCCTAGAAACCGACTACGAAGAGAATAAATTAAGCCACTATAAGCCTTATCTATTCCAGGAGAAATTTCATGCGGACGGCTCGATAGCAAACCAAAGATTACTCATGGCGGCTAACAGGGTCGGCAAGTCCTATGTGGGGGCTATGGAAATGACTATACATCTCACAGGACACTACCCTGATTGGTGGACTGGAAAAAAATTTAAAAACCCCGTAAGAGCATGGGTATGTGGGGCGAGTAATGAAACCACTAGAGATATATGCCAAAGAGAACTATTTGGGCAACCTGACAACCCAAGAGATGTAGGTAGGGGCTCAATCCCTAAACATCTCATTGGAGAGACGACAAGAAAACCTGGAGTGCCAAATGCACATTCCTCCGTACTTGTAAAACACAAATCAGGTGGGTGGTCTAGGGTTGCCTTTAAAGCCTATGAAATGGGGGCTGAAAAATTTATGGGGGAGAGTATTGATCTTGTTTGGCTTGACGAGGAGCCACCCCAAGATATTTATTCACAGTGTATTACCAGGACACTCGATAGAGTGGGACAGGTCTACATGACCTTTACCCCTGAAAATGGCATGACAGAGGTAGTGCAAAGCTTTACATCACATCTACAGCCCAAACAATCATTGATTACAGCAGGTTGGGAAGATGCAGAGCATTTGACACCTGAGATGAAACAACAGATTTTACAAGCGCTCCCACCTCATGAAAGGGATATGAGGTCAAAAGGTATACCTATGGTGGGTTCAGGATTGGTATTTCCTGTAAATGAAGACGAAATAGCCTGTGATCCATTCACCATACCCACCCATTTTGCTAGGATTGCAGGTCTCGATTTTGGGTATGACCACCCAACGGCAGTCGCATGGATTGCCTGGGATAGAGACAAAGATATAGTGTATGTATATGACTGCTACCGAATGTCGAAACAGACCCCCGACTATCACGCATCTCACATCAATGAGCGTGAAGGCAGTCATTACATACCAGTAGCCTTCCCACATGACGGTTACCAACATGATAAGGGCTCAGGAATAACATTAGCAGAGCATTACAGACGAGCTCATGTCAATATGTTGCCCTTTCATTTTGAGAATCCACCTGCACTAGGCGAGAAAAAGGGTGGCAATAGCGTTGAAGCAGGATTGATGGAGATGCTCACACGAATGGAGCAGGGAAAATTTAAAGTATTTAACACAATGTACGACTGGTTTGAGGAGTTTAGGCTTTATCACAGAAAAGACGGCAAACTGGTCAAAATTAGAGATGATTTGATGTCGGCAACTCGTTACGCAGCAATGAGTTTACGATATGCAGAAGTAGAAAAATCAAACTGGAACAAAAAAGGTCATATGGGACCTGATGTTGCAATCGTTTAGGAGAAAAATATGTCAGCAGCAATGAGATTTAAAAAAAGATACACAGGCGGTAGTAGATTTCATGGATTTAAGAAAAAAGTCGATGAAAAGAAAAAAATTAAGAGAGAATCAGGAAGAAATGAAACTGATGCTCAAACAAGATACAGAGGATTCAGGTTCGGTTAATGCAAGAAAAACCACCGTTGATGAAAACGCCAACATCTATGGCGTATAAAATACAAGAACTTGAGATGAAGATTATGGATCTCGAGGCAAAACTCAAAGGAAAAAAGAATGGCAAAAATGACAGAAAATGAGTTAGCCTCTCATCTCGAATCTGAAATACAAAACGCTACAGGACACATGAACAGTGAACTCTCAGGACAAAGAGAGGACGCTATGAAATATTACCTGGGAGAGCCTTTTGGTAATGAGATTGATGGGCGTTCTGAAATCGTTACAACTGATGTACGAGATACAGTTGAATACATCATGCCAAGCCTTATGCGTATTTTTACCACGCACAACAACACAGCAGAGTTTGAGCCTGAGGGACCTGAAGACATCGAAATGGCTAAACAGGCGACCGATTATGTCAATTATGTCTTTAATCGCCAAAATAACGGCTTTAAGGTCCTATATGACGCATTCAAAGACGCATTAATTAGCAAAACAGGCATAATTAAGCATTATTGGGAAGAAAAGACAGAAGTTGCTACTGAAGACTATTTAGATTTGACAGAAATCGAGTATCAGTCAATTTTAGCTAATGATGAACTAGAAGTTACAGAGCACACAGAAGAAACACTGCAAGAAGCCCAAGAAGATGAAAATGGCATGATGATATCACCAAAAGTGGTAACACACGCTGTTAAAGTCAAAAGAACTAAGACATCAGGGCAAGTTAGAGTGGTTTCAGTGCCACCTGAAGAGTTTTTGATATCTAGAAGGGCTACAGATATAGAATCTGCACCCTTCATATGTCACAGAGTAAAGAAAACAGTCAGTGATCTAATACTAGAAGGATATGACGCTGCAACGATTGATGAACTACCAACATACTCACAGTCAATGGCTGAGTTCAATGAGGAAAGACTTGCAAGATTTAGCTTTGATGATGATTCAATACCACCTGATGAGGGCAAAGGTCCATCTAGACAGGTTTGGATTGATGAATGTTACACACGCATAGACCACAACGATGATGGCATTGCTGAACTTAGAAAGATTACTAAAGGTGGCAATAAAATATTAGAAAATGTTGAGATAGATTATTTGCCTTTCTCATCAATCTGTCCACTACCGATACCTCATAAGTTCTACGGAATGTCAGTAGCAGATACAGTAAAAGATATACAGCTAATCAAATCCACTATTGTCAGGAACATACTCGACAATATGTATTTGACTAACAATGCTCGATACGCTGTATTAGCTGGGCAAGTTGAACTAGATGATTTGCTTACATCTAGACCTGGGGGCATTGTTAGAATGCGTGCACCAGGAGCAGTGCAACCTTTACCAACACCACAAATATCAGGTGATGCGTTTAACATGGTCAAGTATTTAGACCAAATTAGAGAAGAGCGCAGTGGTGTATCAAAAATGACACAGGGCTTGAATCCTGATGTATTGACATCTCATGTAACAAGCGGGGCTATCTCCGCTATGACAGAATCATCAATGCAGAGGATTGAGCTGATTGCAAGGGTTTTTGCAGAAACAGGTATTAAAGATGTCTTTAGATGTATCTATCAATTGATACAAAGATATGAAAGCAGAGAAAAGATTGCCTATCTTAACGGCAAGTTCGTACCAATTGATGTATCAAGATGGAAAGATAAACTCAACTGCACAGTCAATGTTGGTGTAGGAAGTGGATCACAACAATCTAAAATGCAAACTATGGGCAGTATTATGAATATTGTAAATGCCCTGGTGGACAAAGGAGGCATGGGAACACTTGTATCTGCTGATAACATTTACAATGTTCTAAGTGAATTCATCACACAAGCAGGGTACAAGAATCCTGATCAGTTTGTATCGAATCCACAGATGATGCCACCACAACCTCCTCCAAAACCAACGGTTGAAGAGAAGATTGCTAATCAGAAAGCACAACTTGAACTTGAAAAACTGAAATTACAACAAGCTGAACTAGAAATAGAAACACAGATTAAAGCACAAGAACTCAAACTCAAAGCTAGAGAATCAGCTATTGACCTAGCCTTGAAGAAAAAAGACCTGGAACTCAAAGAATCTGAGCTCGAACTTAACCAGGCTGAACTTGTATTAGAACAAACACAAAAAAGACCAGTCGCCATTGGTGATACCTAATGGCTATCTCAGATTACAGTCCTGACTACAGGGGCAAAAGACAAGACCTAATCAGTAAAAAAATTAAAATTTTAAAAAAGGAGGGTAAGTCTCAAAAACAAGCAGTAGCAATTGCACTGAGTATGTACCCAAAAAGTAAACTTAAAGTTCTACGGAGGACATAATGCCATATCATAAAAAAAACAAAAAAGGCAAAAATAATAAAAAGAAAGGTAGTTGCTGATGGGAGCAAAGACCAAACACTATTTCAAAAATGGTAAAGAATATAAAGGTAATGTGCATAAAATGCCTAACGGTCAAATTCATACAGGCAAAACACATAACAAAAACTCAAAACAAGTAGTTCACTTTAAAGACTTATCAGACAGAGCGAAGAAGGTAGCCAAAGCATGAAAAATAAAGATAAAAAGAAAACTTTCCCTGATTTGAACAAAGACGGGAAAATAACTTATGCAGACATCTTAGAAGGTAGAGGTGTTCTTAGGAAAACCAAAAACAAAAAACTTGGATAAAAAACTCACAAACACAGAATTACAGACATTTTGTTTGAAAAACCGACTTTCTGTCGAACAACTATTTAGAATGACTGGGCACAAGCCCCATGATATTCGTGGATACTTGTCAGGCAAAAAGAGGATTCCTGATTATTGGACCCAGGAATCTTTACAACAAAAGCTAAAACCTAGCGAATAACTACACCTGCACACGCAGATAGAATCAAAGGAGATAACATGACGGAAAAAGAAAAAGAAATTAGAGATGGTCAAGACGCTAAGATGATATTAGAACACCCATTGGTTATTAACTGTTTCAATCAAATATTGAACACAGGCTACCAAGAGTGGATATCTACCAAACCTGAAGATCAAGAAAAAAGAGAAACTCTTTATCATGGTCAAATAGCAGCGTTAAAATTCAAACAAGTTCTAATAAATACTATGGAAAACGGTAAGTTGTTAGAAGAAGAAAGAAAAGGAGAGATAAATGGCTAAAGTAAATAAATCAACTCCTAACGACAACATACCAGTTAAGGAAAGCACAAATAAAGGAATTCCTGTGTCTGATGTTGCATCAGCACAGCAAGCACTTCTCCAATCACTTCAGGCTCCGTACTCGGAACAACCTAAAGAGGAAGAAGAGCAAACAGAAGCACAAGATGTTTCTGAGGCAACTCAGGTTGCCGAATCAGTTGAGACAGAGGTAGATAATCCTGATGGATTGACTGCTGATGATTTAGTTGATAATACACAAGAAGAAGGAACCCTGGAACCTCAAACATATACCGTCAAAGTCGATGGTAAAGATGTAGAGGTCAGCCTAGAAGAACTTATGAATGGGTATAGTAGACAAGCTGATTACACAAGAAAAAGTCAAGTATTGGCAGAACAAAGGCAGAAAGCTCAAGAAGAGTTGGAAGCCACTCAACAAGAAAGACAGCGTTACTTATCACAACTTGAACAATACAATGTCCAGGCAGACAAACAACTCGAGGAATTCAAATCTGTTGATTGGACTAAACTCAAGCAGGAAGATCCTTCCGAATATATGTTGAAAAGGGACCAATATCGAGAACTTCAAGACAGCCAAAGAGAAGTTGCTGAAGAGCAACAAAGACTTGTTAGAAAGCAACAAGAAGAAGCTCAGGCAAAATGGCAAGAAGAACTAACTAGACAGCAAGAAATCATGGCACAAAGACTACCTGATTGGGCTGATCCTGACAAAGGACCTAAACTTAAAAGAGAAATCAAAAGTTTTGCAGTCAAAAAAGGATTTACCGAGCAGGAAGTAAACACCTTGATTGATGCAAGGTCTGTAGATGTTCTTCATAAAGCTATGCTCTATGAGAATCTTTTAGATGCAAAAATATCTAAGAAGAAAGCTAAGGTTGTCCCAAAAGTAACTCGACCAGGAACCAAAGCAACCAAAGCGGAAGTCGATGGTGAAAAAGTGAAGCAACAAAGGCAAAGACTGAAAAGAACAGGTCATGTCAATGATGCCTCAAAGCTCATTGAAACCCTGTTGTCTTAATACTAACTTTTAACACAGAGGTGTAATTCAAATGGCACAATTAAGTAATACATTTGAGACTTATGATGCTGTGGGCAACAGAGAAGATTTGCAGAATATTATTTATAATATTACTCCAACTGACACTCCGTTTATGTCCTCAATCGGTGTCGGCACAGCTACTTTTACAAAACATGAGTGGCAAACAGACACGTTAGCATCACCAGCTTCAAATGCACAAATAGAGGGTGATGATTCACCTTCAGCAGCATTGTCAGCTACATCTAGGGTACTCAACTATACACAGATTTCATACAATCCTGTAATGGTTTCAGGTACTCAAGAAGCAGTTATACATGCTGGTGTAAACTCTGAGCTTGCTTACCAAATAGCTAAAGCAGGTAAAGAACTCAAAAGAGATATGGAGCTTGACCTAACAGGCAAAACAGACGCTACAGCAGGTTCAGGTAATGGCGGTGCAGCAAGAAAATCTAGAGGATTTGAAAGCTGGACAGTTACTAACAACTCTTATGGATCAGGTGGTTCGAACTCTAGTGGTTCTGTTTCAGACGGAACACAAAGGGCTCTTACTGAAACATTGCTTAAAACAGAACTAAAAAGCTGTTTTGATAATGGTGGTGAGCCTGACCTATTGCTTGTTGGTTCATTCAACAAACAAAAAGTATCAGGATTTACTGGTAACTCAACTC